CTTCAGCATCTGTAGGATATGGTTTTGATTAAGGAGAAGGTGGCGACTATTCAAAATGAGGTATCGAACTTTAAAAATCTTAAGAGCAAGAAGAAACGCAAGAAGAAAAATGAAAACAACTAATGCGTGGGTTCGATATATAACTCTATTCCTTTTCAGTATTTTATTTCTTTTAATATCAGGGTGTGAAAATACAAGACACTCGATTGGTGTCTCAGGTAAACCTTTGAGTAGTGATATGGAGCAAAATATTAAGATGAATTATAAAATTATTTTCGGTAAGGTAAGACCGAAGGAAGATGATGACGATTAAACTGTATGCTTATTTCCTTAAAAAGAGACGCTGGTATAGAAGAAGACGCAAAAAAAGAAAATGAAAATAGCTTTGGTAATAACAATATGTGGTATGATGGGATGTCTACCACCTCTTACTCATAATGATTGGAAATTTGAAACAGAAGAACAATGTATGTACAAAGGTTATTATCATATTGCGGAAGTTGCTGAAAACTATATGCGGTCTATAGGAGTACAACAATTCCAAGACCAACAAATAAAAATGATGTATAGATGTTTACCTATTGATAAAGTTTTTGAGGTTGAACCTACAGGAACTCCTACTTAGGAATGAAAAACATCCCTTGCAATTTTTTCTAAGTACGTATGTAATTCTGTAAAATTAGTTTTACACTCTCTCAACATAGCTTGTATTACCCCTGCATTTTCCTTTTTAAAATAGACAGGAATCTTATCCATAGGAAAAGTTTTTAATTCACTAATAAACTGTCCTTGATTATTAATAATTAATTTGAAGCCCATTAAATCGGCTTCTTTTTTTTTGGTTCTTTTAGATTTATTTAATTTTCGGTGGGGTCGCATGGGCTTTCCGCATTAAATCAACAAACATTTCATCATCATCTTTATTTATTTTTAATTTAGTCATTGGTTTATCGCCCTTCTTATATATTTCTACAGTTTTAACTCTAATAGGATTGGTCATAAAAGTAGGAAGTCTTAGATTGTTATAACTTTTAACCATAAAGAATCCATCATCTGCTATACCAAATGTTTGAATATTTTTTATATCCATATCAGGAGAACCCACTAAACATAATCGCATATGATAGACAGTAGGTTTACCTTCAACAGGCTTTCCCTTCATGGAAAAGACTTTACTTTTTTCATCCATATTATTTCTCTCTTATAATACTTTTGCGTAAAGCTCTTATAAGTTCTTCAACTTTATCTATAATAGCAATTAAAGATTTATCTTTTATAAATCTTTGCTCTGCTTTTAATTCATCATACTCTCTTAATGGAATTGTTACAGTTCTTTGTGAAGTAATTTCATCTTCATAAGTAGATGCTGTAGCTCTATCTTGTTCTTCATTCATTATTTTTTATAGCACTTTCTATCTTAGAAGAGTATCCTTTACTTACAAAACTAGGTTCAGTTCTCACCTCACCTATTTCTCCTCCTTGCCCATCATCATCTATTAAACTATCCACACTTGTTGTATGAATTTCATTTAACTTTTCATTGTTTCTAGTTATCTTCTTCTTTAGGTGTTCTTTAAGTTCACCTATTCTTACATATAACATTTTATCTATCTGTGGAGTAATTCCATACATAGGTAAATCGTTAAGAGCAGAAATTATTCTACGAAAACCTCTTGCTCTTTTTTCTAATTGAGTTATTGATGCTTCATTAATCATCATAGTCCCTTTCCAATATCATTTCTAGATAGTGTATTGCCTTTTCTATATCCTTCCTCTTTCCTTTTTTTTGATGTCTGCATATATACTTAATAGCATTTCCTTCTGCAAACAATATTTTATTTTCATTAATAAATTCTGCAGGTTGAATCTTCATAGAGTTATAATGATTTCCATCTACCTGCTTACTTAATGAATCATATGTCGTACCTTTAAACATTCCTTTGTCTGTCATTACATAGCAATAGGACCTTCTTTAGCCATCCTTGCTCTCCTTTTATCTCTTTCTGTGGGTTCTAAGCTATCATTTAAATCATCTATAGTCCAATGAGGATTCTTTTTTAATTTTTTAACTATCCATTTATAAGACCAAGGTTGTAAACGTAATGTAGTTCCTTGCCAATAATGAGTTTGATTCGGTAATAATTTAAATACATTCTTAACATTAACTTTCTTTTGTTCATCAGGATTTAATAATCCTTTAAGCCATTCAACCATAATATGTTTAGCTTTGTTTCTTATCTTACTCATTTGTTTTGTGTTCATTTCTTTTTCTTCTTCTTATAAATATATTTACAATCTTTAATAAAATAAATTATAAGTCCTCCAGCAAGACTTAATAATAATAAACCTCCTATAGTTTTAACCATCATTATCATTTTAATCCCCAATAAATTAAGACTAAAGGTATAATAATATGTTCAAAAATTTCATATAAACAAATAAAAACTAAAAGCCATGTAAAGAATAAACTTGTTTTAGATTTAGTTATTAAATAAGTAAACATTTTTTCATGCCATGTAGTAATTTTCTGTGTAATTTTTAATAAACTTTCTTTCATTATTCAATCTCCATCATAGGAGCATTAACAATAGGTTCTAATTCATTCTGTAGTTTCTCTGATACAGAAAGATTTTTACCATTACTTCCCATATTATAAAATGTATACTTAACAGTTAGTTCTTCCCATGCTTTTATATCTCTTATAGCAATTAAATTATATTTACTATAATTTGTATCTAGAGATTTTGCTTTCTCACAATTAGGTTTATCTGAATGATTTATAAAACCTCCTAAAGGTGTGCGTATTAATTCATCTTTAATTTTATAATGACTCACACCAAAATTAACACCCTTTGGTGCAAACAATTTAGTAAACAATCCTAACCCTTGTATCTTACTCTTAGCAATTGTAAGGTTAATACATTCATTATCAGGTAATGGTTTATACAACTTTTCTTTTTCCATATGTTTTTAATTCTTCTGAAAAGTTTTTAGTTATCTCTTCAACATTAGGTTGTCTATTTACTTCAGCTAAATAAACAAACTTATTAGAATATTTAAATACTCTTAATCCTTTACCATCATTAGCATCCTTATAACATTCCCATTTATGGGCACAAAACTGACAACCAATAGGTAAAGATTTATTACCACCTTTAGTTTCTGATAATTGATAACATCTATCAGGTGGTGAATTTCTTTTTAAAGTATCTTGTAAAGTTTTAATTAAATTTGGAACATTAGGTTTAGCTAACTCATCAGGTTTATAGAAACAAACATCTCCACTTGATTTATCCATAACCAAAAAGCCACCCTTGTTCGTACCCATTCCTGCTTCATATCCTGATAGCTGGGCATGATAACCAAAGGGGTCATCACCAACTAACTCACCTGTTTTAAATTTCTTAAAACTAAATGATGATGCTGACTTAACATCACATACTTCACCATCTACTGTTGCATCTATATGTCCTTTAATATTATCTATCTCTACTTTCTTTTGTTGGTCGCCTATTTTATGTCCAGTTAATTCTGCTAGATATAATAATAAGTGTTCTAATATATGTCCATATAAAAATTTAATATTTAAACTAGCATCATAAGCTTTAGTTTTCTTTGGACTAAATCTATCATACCATAATTGTCTAGGTGGTTTACCTAGTACTGACATTCTTAACTTCCCATCTTTTTCTCTAACAGGATTGTTCCATGAATTAAAAGCTTCCTTAATATTCTTAAGGAACTTCTCCATGTTTTCTTCTGTGACGTTAGCAGGTTTTCCATTTGATATTCCAGCTACTAAAGTTTTAATATCAGTAGCTATTGTATCAATGCGTTTCTGCCCAGTTGTTTCCGATTTTATATTTTCCATCTAAGGGACACCTTATTTTTAATTCCTTTCCTGCATTTATAATTGCTTGTACTCCAAGCTTTCCAAATTCTTCAGCTCGGCTTTCTTCCACTTCATATTGGAACTCATCATGCACATTAACAATTGGAACTGCTTTCATTCGCTTACTTCTAACATATTTCTCTACCAATGTCAACGCTTTCTTCATAACACACGCACCAGCACCCTGTAATAGGGTGTTTAACGCAGCGTGGGGGTGTCTTATGAGGATTTTTCTTTGGTCGAGACCTCTGAGCCATCTTTTTTTAGCCACTCCATCCACTCTTTCTCGTAGTCGTTTAAAACTTGGTGTAGCTCTAAGAAATTTTTCTTTAACTCTTTCTCCATCTCCTTCAGACCTTTTGATGATACTTCCGATTTTTTTTGAACCTGCTCCATAGATGAGTGCGTAAATAAATGTCTTCGCCTCATCTCTTGACCCCAAACCAGCATTAGTTTGATTTGTTGTGTGTATATCTCCATTAATGATTTCATTTGTGTATTCCTTATCGTTCATGTAGTGTGCTAACATCCTCAACTCAAGTCCTGAGGCATCAACACCTACTAATTTATAACCTTTGTTTGTAATCCATAACTCTCTGCATTCTTTTCCGTAGGGTGAATACACAGCAGGAACTTGTGCCATATTGGGCGACTGATGGGACATCCTTCCAGTAATTGTACCATTGGTAATTACTTTGCCATGTACTCTCCCATCTTCTCTAGTAGCTTCAATCCAAGAACTGACTTGAGCAATTCTTTTCTGAAGAGTGAGAAATTTTTTTATTAATTCAGCTTCAGGAATATTTCTAATTTCTGATAAAACTTTTATAATACAATA